TAAAAATCAACTGACTAAAGATGAAATTAAAGTTCGTGTTTTGAAATTAAAAGACAATCTTTATAAAGATCATATTAGACCCGAAATGGATATGAAAGGACTTGCTCATAAATATCTGAACGAAGTTCTTGATATTATTGATGAGTACAGATATTGACTATGAGAATCCTTGGACCTACAATGGAAAAGAATTTGGTTCGAGTGATATTCAGGATTATTTTGGTTTCGTATATCATATTCATTGCAACAAAACTAATCGTGACTATATTGGTCGAAAATATTTCTGGAGCTTCCGCACACCGAGAGGAAAATCTAGAAAGGTTAAGGCAGAATCTGATTGGAAAAAATACTATGGTTCATGTCCAGAACTCAAAGAAGATATAGAGAAATATGGTAGGGAGAATTTTACGCGCACTATTTTATCATTACATAAAACAAAGGGCAAAACAAACTTTGAAGAAACAAGGCAACTCTTCTTCAACAATGTTCTCACAGAATCCCTTGACAGTGGAGTGCCCAGATACTACAATAGCAACATCCTCAACAGGTACTTCCGAAAGGACTATTATGAACGCAACGACTGAAGATATTGTTGCTCATGTTAGGTCATGGTCTCTTGACCGTGCCGCTGATATGAGCATTCCTAAAGAGGATGCACGCGCAATTCTTGCTGAGTTTTATGAGTGGATTGAACCGGAAGATGATGAACTTGAGATTGTCTCTCTAGAACCTGAAGATTACTAAATAAACTTTTAATAAAATTTGAGAAAAAAAATGACAGAACAGCAGCAACATCTACAACAACTTTTAGAACAAAGAGTTAAACTTGAATCAGAAATTAATCAAAACAGAGAACTTTTTTGGAAAGTTCAAGGAGCTATTGAGTATCTAACACAAATTGGAGTTACTTTGCCAGAGCCAGAATCCAAAGAAACTTCTGAAGAAGTGGAATCTTGACAGATTCTAAATAAAAACTTATAATGTTTATAACCCACCATAAGGTGGGTTTTCTTGTAATGAGACTTTGAGTGACAATTAGAGCCGTGGAAAGTGCCCTTTGAGAAAAGGGTGTACCCCCTTTCTATACGGATGTAGAGTTCAATTAATTTTAATGCTAAACTTCTTTACTGTAGCCGTTCCTCTTTTAGCAATGGTTACAACCAATACGGCATCACTGCCTTTCTCTAGTTATAAACTGCAAGGTCCTCCTCCCCCAGTGGATGAAAAACCTTATTCTATTATTAAAGAGTTTGAACCCGAGAAGACAGCAATCCTAGAGGTTGCACCACCAAAGCCAAAAGAGAAAAGACTAATTTGTAAAGGGTGTAATGAACATGAGAATGCTACCCTGGCATTTTTCCAGGATCGTGGTATTAGAGACAGAAACGCCCTTGCTACCATCATGGGCAATATTAGACAGGAATCAACATTCGTGCCTAACATTTGTGAAGGTGGTAGTAGAACCTCATACTATAATTGTGGAAGAGGTTATGGTTTGATACAATTTACTTCTGCTTCTCGTTATTATGGACTGGGTGCTTTTGCTAAAAAAATAGGAGGTAATCCTTCTACTGCTGATACTCAACTTCGGTATATTACTACTGAACCACAATGGAAGAGTATTGAAAACAGAATGAAAGTTTCTGGAAAATCTATTGATAGGTATATGAATTATGCCTACGAATGGATTGGATGGGGACACCATGGAGCAAGAACACAATATGCTTATGACTATGCTAAACGATTGGTTCTTGCTGATGTCTAAATAACTTTACCTGACTTGCTGACACTTTTCAGGTGGGATTGGAGTGCTTCGGCACTCCTTTCTTGTATAAATAGTAATGTCAGCAAGTTAGAGTAGTATGAAACACTTTTATGTGTATTATTCCTATGAGGAATATGGAAGAGGTTATATTGGAAAAAGAGAATGTAAATGTCTTCCAGAAGAAGATGTAAGTTATTTTGGAAGTTTCAAAGATAAAACTTTCAATCCAACTCAAAAAATAATATTAGAAACTTTTGGGAGTGTTGAAGAAGCACTTGAAGCAGAATGTGCTCTCCACGATTTTTATGAAGTAGATAAAAATCCACACTTTGCTAATAGGGCAAAACAAACTTCTACTGGATTTTATTGTAATAAAGGTGCTGGTGAAGAAGCAAACAAGAAAAGAAGTGAGTTGATGAAAACAGAATACAATCCTATGAGTAATCCAAAACTCAAAGAGAAAGCAAGAAAAAACTTGATTAGAACTTTGAGTAATCCAGAAATGAGAAAACTAAAAAGTAGAGTTGGAAAGAAAGCACACAATCGTCCAGAAGTAGTTGAGAACCATAGACAGGCAGCACTCAAATCTCATCAAAATCCAG